GACGACGAACGCGAACCCGACGGCGAGGGTCGCCACGTTCGTGACCCACAACGCAACATCGATCATCGGTCCGTGTCCTTTCGTGCGCCGAGAACGTCGAGCATTCCCGCGACGAGGTTGTTCCTCTTGCGGATCTCGACAATCACCGCGTGGAGTTTGCGGTCGTGGTCGCGGTTCGCTCGTGCGGCGGCGAGAGCCGCGATCGATTCGTCGCGGGCGGCCCGAGCTTCGAGCCGGTCACGTCGCCATGGGAAGAAATCGTCGATCCACACTGTCATGGTCCGTCCTTGTCGTGGGGCGGCGGGTAGGCATGTGCGGGGATGGGTTCGTTAGGAATTGCGATCACGGTTGCCGGGTCCGCGCCGATCGCGCCACGTCGCGAGGCTTCCGCGGCGAGAGGAACCGCGAACATCTTCGAGACCTCTTCGATCGTGTCGAACTTATCGCGGAAGGTGTCGAACCTGGCACGTTCATAGTCTCGGGAGTCTCGCATATCCCGATACGTAGAACGGGGGACAAGTCGTCCGGTGAGGATCATGACGACGACGAGCGCGAGGAGTCCGACCGCGCCTATGTCGTCGAACCCGAGACCGGGGATCCCGAACATGATCCTAGGCGGGGAGCGTCTTCGCGGTCGCCGGGTCGAGGTCCCCCGTGCGACGGATCGCGGTTCCGGTTGCGAGCTCGGAACCTTCGCCCGCGACGATGACTCCGGACGGGGTCTTCACTTCGACAACGTCCGCGGTTGGGACGACGACCCCGCGCGTGTAGAACGCGATCCCGCCCTGGATCGCGGCGATCGTCGTTATCGAGATCAACAGTCCGAGCCGGACCCCGGGTGCCGCGGTGACCTCCTGCGACATGGCGAGCGTTGACGTCAGGATCTGCGCGCCCGCGAGGATCGCGGCGACGATCAACAGGGGCGACGTGCGGGGGGTCGTGTTCATGGGAGATCTCCTGTCTCGGTTGTGTCATCGGCCGGCGGGGTCGTCGACTCTTCGGGGGTCGCGGCGGCATCGGCTTCGTCGAACAGCTCGGCGAGCTGCGCGTCGTTGAGGGTCCCGTTCGGCGGGTAGCCGTGCCGTTTCTGCCACGCCTGGACCGCGGCGCGGAGCGTCGGCCTAGCGACGCGGGGACGCCCTAGCGCGACGCGTAGCGCGGTGAGTGCGTCCGGGTCTCCGCGCCAGAGCTCCCGGATCGTCGGCCGTGTCATGCCGGGTCCCGCGGCGTGATCGTCACGACACCAGACTTCAACATGCCGGCGGCGAGATCCGCGGCGAGCTGTGCGACGTCGACGGCCTGGACCGGTGGGGGCGGCGGGGTCCGGCACATGTCGACCCATAGGTCATACTGCCGGTCGTTGCCCGTGATGACACGGGACGCGATCCCCTTGCCTTGTTCGGCCTCTTCGGGTCCGACGAGCGGACGGACGAACCCGGGACCGATCAACGCGGCCCCACGGTTCGGACTCGAAATGTAGATCATCGACTGTTCCTCTCGGGTCGGGTCGGGTTGCGACCACTGAGACTTAGCGTCCTGCCACGTAACGACGACGTCCGGCCGCGGGTACGTGTCGCGTGCCTTGAACACGAGCCCGTCGAGCCCGTTCCGGTACTGCGCAACTTGATTCCTGGCGGACTGTGCAAGGTGTGGGCATCCGATCCAAACCCCGTGTCCGTGGAAGGGGAACCCCTGGTCGGGGGTCCGCGGCCACATAGCGACTCCGGACTCGCGCCACGCGAGGACCTTCGCCGGCGTGTCGACGGTCGACCAAGCGACGTCGAGGACCCCACCACCGGAATGAGTGCCTGCGGACGCGGCAACCGACGTCGAGTACGAACCTTGAGTGATGAGCCCCGACAAGTCGAGCCGGATCCCGCC